AATGGTCAAGGTAACCCCATTCCTGAACATTCATGGCATATCTGGCGCCAGCAATGGCCCCACGGTCTATGTCATGTAATGAAAATTGAAAGCACAGAAAGTGGTTATTTGAACGTGCTGCTTTCAAGACTTCATCTTCAGGCCAACTCTACACCTAGAAAGTATCAGCGAAAGATGGCTGAAGAAGCCGAAGAAAAAAGACTCAAGGAACAAAAGCAAACAAAAGATTTGATGGCTGATGTTCAAGCTGCCAACGCTGGCTTTTTGAACAAGATCAAGGATAATGCCGCGCGAGGTCTTTGGAAGCCGACAAACCCAACCAAGGACGCTATCTATAGTTTCCCTGGACAAAAGAATCGTTCTCGCATTATTAGACCATTAGAAGATCACGAAGGAGGTTTGATACTCCCAGACGATTGGAAGAAGTAGGAGTCCTAAATGGCGGAACTTACCAACACCCTTCAGCAATACATCGTCCGGGTTCGGCGATATCTACGAGAAGACGATGCTTCTATAAGTCATTGGCCTGACTCGTTTGTTAAACAAATATTTAACGCTTCTTATCGTAAGAGATGTGCCGAACTTATACGCGCACATGAAGGCTACTTTACATTAATAGGCACTAAAGACATTGTAGCTGACCAAGGCCGATATGCATGGCCTCCTGGTTTCTCAAGACTTCTAAAGATTGAACTTGTTCGTTCAGATGATAGCCGAGTCCCCTTGCAAAGGGAAGAACGGCACTATGCTAGATATACACCTTCCGATCAAAGCGGAAACACCCAAGACTCATACTATCCTAATTTCCGACCAGTAGGTTCAGGATTCGTCCTAGAGCCTGCTCCTAACTATGATCAAACTCAAGGGATCTGGATGGAATGGAACGGTCTACCTGAAGAGCTTACGGCTGACGGTGACACTGTTCACTCAGATTTTCCATTCATCCTAGATGAGATATTAGTCCTAGATACTGCTGTTTCTTTATTCGATGCAGAAGGAATGCAGGAGTCTGGGCAACTTAGAACTCTTCTAAGACTACGAGCAGAATGGGCTGAAGAGTTTTCACAGTTTGTGAATTCGAGAATGATCCATAGACAGAGGGTAACCCCATTCCGGGGACCTTACAGTGATGCCTAATGAGCGACCGACCAAAGATGCCCTTCATCGAGTTAATCGGTTGGCAGGGTATTTATACTAAGTCTAGTCCAGAAGTTCTAAAAGAATCCCAGCTACGAGAAGCTCAGAACTGCGACTTCTTTGAGGAGTACGGATCTGTCGCTAAAATTAAAGGCTCAAGCCGGGTTCTATCGTCTATTTATAATGAAGGAGCTGCGGCTCTTCCAATCTCATGGGTTGGATTCCACAAAGCTCCCGACCTAGATGGCTCGATTCTGCGGCATATTCTTGCCGCTACAGGAACCCGGCTCAGCCGAGTGAACAGTGATGGAAGCCTAACAACTCTCGCGACCGGGCGACGATCCGGCAGGTTCCACACTTCTGCTCGGCTGGGTCGCTTTACTTTCATTTCTAATCAAAATCCAGACCTTGTTGGCGATGGCGATAAAATGGTTAAATATGACGGTTGTGTCATATCTAACTGGGGTCTTACTCCGCCCGGTCAACAGGAAACTATCAGAGACAATTTTGATAATCAAGCTTCTTGGACTAAGAATAATGTAACAGGTTCAAACGAAAGTATCATCACATGGGATGGTGCTTCGATGGGCTTGGACAAGACAGGTTTGACTGATCGAATTTTCTCAATAGAAAAAGAGTTCAATTTTTATGTTCAAATAGATCACCTTGGCAACGAGGACGATAGGAGTTCGTATTTCTCTCCACCAGACAGGCTTAGCTTCTTTACATTTATTCCTTGTGGTCATCTAACTGCATCGGACCAGGACCCAAGCGGGTTTTTTACCAATAGGAAAGAAGAAGCTATAGCCGTCTGGGTGTCTCCTAATGCTGGAGATTTTAATACAAACTGGAAGTTTTATTTTAGTATTGGTGATTTAGTTGAAGGTTGGAATAAACTTGATTTAGATTTTTCGACTACAACTAATGCCATTCAAACCCCATTTTCAGGTGGTTTCTACCCAGAAGTTCAAAATGTTAAAAGGATGAAATTCGAGTTTAGGCTTCAAGATCCTTCAACTCAGATGGAAGGCTTGAAGATCGATAAGCTGGTTAACTTTGACCAAGGTACTCCTGTGGTTGAAGTAGAAGGAACTGGAGACTTTTCAGGTACGTATAAATACCGAGTAGCTTTCGTAAATAAATATGGCTTTGTATCTAACGCTGGTCCAGCTAGTTCATCTGTTACAGCTAGCGATAATGCTCAGTTAACTCTAACTAGAATTCCTTTATCAACAGATCCTCAGGTAATCAAGAGACGAATCTATCGAACTGTAGCCAACGGATCGGTATATCTTTTCCTTGATGAAATCCCTGATAATATAACGACAGAATACATTGATATAATTCCAGATGGTAGCCTTGGAAATGAAACACCACCGCTAGCTGGTGATTTTTCTCTGGACAACTCTCCACCTCCAAAGGGAGCGATTGTTGCCCAATGGAAGCGAACAGTGTTTATTGCTGGAGACCCACAGAACCCAGAAAGTCTTTACTTTTCAGACGATAATGAGCCTGAGAGTTTCCCTCTAATCAATGAGTTCATTCTAGACGCCAAGATTACTGCTATGTACGAGACTTATTCTAATTTAGTAATTGAAACTGAGACTGGAAAGTATCAAATAATAGGGGATAACCCAGACTTCTCTTTGAACAAAATAATTGAAGGAATAGGTTGTGTAGGTAGACGGGCCGCTGGTTCAGCTAGAAGATCAGGCTATACGGTAGACCGTGACGGAATGAGAATATATGATGGTAGTGACGTTGTAAAAGTAAGCGAAGCTATTAGAGATAAATATGACACAGAACTTGAAAAAGTAAATATTGAGTTAATGCATACGGTTCACAGCAAGAGGCGAAACACTATCCTAGAATGGAACCCAGATGCAACAGCCGTAAGTTTGTCTACTCCATATCCTATTTATGATTCATGTTTCTGCTGGCAGTATATGGTTGATGACGCAACCCAAGGACAGTGGAGTGAGATGGTTCTAGGTAATAGTGTTAACATTCTAGATGCCGAAGAGATTGAAGATGCTAACGGAGACGCTAGAATATATGCTGGAGCTGCTGATGGTATGATCTATGAGCTTCTAAACGATTCATCGAAGAACTTTGTTAATGCCTCTGGTACAGCTTCGGCCATAGATTCATTTGTCCAGACTACTTATATTAGACCTGGGGAAGCCGGCCTTGAGGTAGAAGGGGCTACAGGCCGGGTCTACCCACGATTTATTGAGATGAGAACATTCGGCGATGCTTCTACATGGGAAATAACTATGGACACTGCTGATGGTCCTTTAGACACACCTAAGAAAACTCAAGTCCTAAATATGACGTTTACAGCCGGAGACTCTCTAAGACGGTACCCAGTTCCAGCTATGACGCCTGGAAACTATATGAGATTTAAGTTTAGAAACAGCGAAGCTGGTGTCTCGTCTCGAATCCTGGCTGCTAGATGTTACTTCAAGGTACAGCCATTCGAGGGACAGAGAACATCGTAACGTGGCGGAATTTAAAACTATAAGGCCCTCAGATGAAATTAGACTGAGAAGATGGCCTCCTGGTAGAGTTTCTCAGCTTAAAATCGTAGTTGCTAACTTAGAGCAATCTATTAATAGATCGCTTGCGTCTCAAGTTAAACAAGTCAACACTCGACGATTTTCGGAATTTATTCCTGTTATTCCTTTTCAAGATATAACTGGAGAAGTTGAGTTCCGTGAAATTCGAGTTTTCTTTACGCCCCCTAAGGGATTGAAAAACTTATTGTTTTATGAGTTCCACTTGTCGAGAACTGCTGGATTTTTCCAGTTTACAGAATACAACAGCCCGAATCCGAGCTTCGTTTTCTCTGGGCTGGAAGATCAGACTCGATATTTTGTTCGTATAAGAGTGGTAACTTCAGAAGGGTTTGTAGGTCCATTCTCTGATTCATTTACTGGCGTAACACCAACAGCCAAAGCAGCCGGGGCCTTGGATACTGCTGAAACAACTACAAATATTTCAAGTTCAACTTTTACTACTATTTTCACTAAAACATTTACTCCAATTGGAGGTAAACTATACTACTCTATCCAGTATAACTGTCAGAATCAAGTAGTTGCTCCTCCTAATGCGTTTGAATATTCAACTCTTGAACTCCAATGGCTAGAAAATGATGTTCAAAAAGGCCAGAACTTTTTAGTTACAAACTATTCTTATGGTGGCGCGACAGGTCTTAATCTTCTTTCTATTTTTGACGGAGAGGTAGCCACAGCAGGAAATCCTTTGACAACTACAACAGCTTTTCAAACTAGAAAAAGAGGGACATTTATACAAAAATTCCATATAACAAACACACAAGAGTTAACGGTAAAATTAAACGCTAGGATTGCAAACTATCACACTTTGCCTAATGAGTTTTCATTTAACGCCGGAGCTTCAATAAACAGCTTTGCTGCACCTTCCACAATAGCTGTGAAAAATTTTACAAGATTTGAAGTATTGACTCAGGTGGTATAATGGCTCTAAAGGAAATACAAGCGTTCGCCTCTAAGTTTACAAATTTAACTAGAGGTCAACAAGAAGAACTTCATTTCGCTCTTAAGGATCTTCAGGATTCTCTTGATACTACAAGTTTGACAACTTCACTAGAGTTACTTAAAAGACGACCGGATCAGAATCTACCTATTCCTCAAGTTACTTCAACTCCTACTATCCGAGGGGCTATTATTGAGTGGGACCCCCTACCAGATCAAAGAGTATCATTTTTTGAAATAGATATAGCAGATCAAAATAATTTTTCTAGTTTCACAACTACTACAACTTTTGGTCTGTCTGCTATTATTGACGGTTTAACATTTACAAAATTTGCCAGGGTAAGAGGAATTAGAAAAGACGAAACTGTAACAGCTTATTCTGATACAGTTCAAATATCCCCGGAAGCATTTGAAATCAACACACACACTGACGAAGATTTCTATATAAGGATAATAGGAACTGATGAAAATGTTGTACTAGGAGGATCAGGAAGTTTCTTAGAATTTACCCCAATAAACCCAGAAGGGCAGTCAATGGTTTGGGGTATGATAAGTACTTATGCTGATCCTGCTGTAGCTATGTTCGGGTTA